CCATCAAGAATGTTCAAGGTCAAAGGTCGTTCAGCACCAGCAGTTCCCATATCCACGTTTGCATCGAACCAGTCGTTTGCGCCAGTGGAGTTGCGAGTAATTGAATACATATTGTGGTCTGTCAAAGCCGAAATATCGCCAAAGGAAGCAGGTTCACTGAAAGACGATGATGTAGCACGATCAATGGATTCAAAGTTGTTTCCAGCGACAGTATCAACATCTCGAAGAAGCATCTTGTTGATTGATTCAGCGTGGGATTTTGACATCTCCATCTTGATAACTGCTCTTGCATCGCCCAGTCCATCATCCTTGTCTGCAAGGAACATGGCGGTTTCGCTGAGGTCAAACTTGGAAGCCACAGTCTTTGGCTTGGTGCTGACTTCTGCAAATGTTGGCTTGGTGGAATCAGGTAGCGCACCGTTCTCAGGAAGACCTACTGCATCAGTTGGCTTTCCAGTCACGACACGCCATCCAGACTTCTCCCAGGGTTTCTTAGGAAGAATTGAGAATGCGTTGAACTCTTGGTTCAATTGCGACCAGACTTTGCGGCCAAATATCGCTTGGTAAGTTCCAGCAGTTGAGGACATCAACGGTGAATCAGCCTTGAGTAAGTCTGTTCCGCTATATGCCCATGCGTTTGTTCCAGCACCCGCACCGTAGTAAAGGCGTTCCATGTCTTCGATTGTTCGGATATATCCTTGCGTCATCTTTTTCATCTCCATTTATTTTTTGATTTTCACTCGCCTCGCAAAGCACGTTGAGCGAGCATTTCTGCTGCTCGCCAGCCATCAAGGTCTGTTCCCATTGCATTGAACTCATCATGAGTCGGCACACGGATGGAAGTTGTAGGTTGGGTTGGTGAAACATCGCTCTTTTGTAGCGATGCGTTCTCGGACTTGAGCATTGCGATCTCTTCACGGAGGGAGTTGAGTTGAACTCCAACATCGTTTGCCTTTCGCATCTCAATAGCCTGAGTTGTTTCAGCGTTGTATCGCTCTTGCCATTCTTTCTCAACAAGACCCTTTACTGCTTCTTCATCACGGAGAGCAGCGTAGGTTCGATAGCCCTTTTCCAATGTTTCAGGAGTCAAGGACTTGATAACGTTTCCATTGCCTTTTGGTGCGTTCATTTTCATTGATGGCGCACGTGGGGCTTTGATGACATTTTGATTGCCGCTTGGGGATGGGAGAGAAGGATAGGATGGCTCGGATGCACCTTCGCCAGAACCTACTTCATCGCCTTGTCCTCGATGGGAATATCCGCCACGACCTTGTTCAAGAAGGTATGCCTTCTCTAAGCCGAAGTGACCACGAACTGCATTCAAATCAACGCCAGATTCATGAGCGAACTTTTCAAGTGTGGTGATATAGTCAAGAGCCGCTTCATCCGCATGGGATTTCTGGGTGTCTTGGTATTCATCGCTCTTTTCTTCCTTTTCTTCGGATTTTTCGCTCAGTTCTTTGAGGACTGAGTTCAGTCCAGCCTTTATTTCATTCAGGGTTTCAGTATTGCTCATATTATCATCTTCCATTTTTAGTATTGTGTAGGTTGATTCTGGGTTTATTCCTTTCTTGCATAGCGTGATTTCATGCAATTCAAGATCGGTAATCTCTCTATGGTTTCCAAGTTCTGGTGTGGTTTTACTCACACGGAATAGGGCTTGACCGCCAATCGAGAATGCTCGCAAGTCACCGTTGCGAATTTGCTTTTGCACTTCACGTGCTTTTTGAATGTCGCTGCGGATTTTGCAGACGACGAAGAGGCCGTGATCATCAACTTCGGATTTCCAAACACGGCCTTCTGCATCGGTGTGGTCGCCAACGACTTCACCAACTTGGATTCCTGAATGTGCTAACTGAACATTGCGGAATGCTTTGTTATCCATGAATTGACCGAATGCTTTCTTTAGAGCAGCAGTTGGGATTCTATCTCCCTGCTTATCGACCATATCAACAGATGCGTAGCCAGCAACAAAGAGTTCGCCTTGACTACCTGATGACTTCAACAAAAAATCCGATCCTTCCGCATTCCATGATGCGGTGTGGAGTTCGAGACTGGTCGCCATTGATTCTAACGACTTTGTGTAATCCTATATGAAGGGATATGTTCAAATCTCTTCTGCTTCCGACCTATCATCAGGTTCGGCTTCTTGCTCATCAGCCATTTCCTGTTGCGTTTTTAGGGGCATTCTTAGAGTTGCAGTTCCATTTTGAACATCTATTACTGCTTGTTCCCCTGTTGCGGAGTCTTTAACCTGCAAATGTTTCATTGGAATCTCTTCAACTTCTTCGGATTCTTTGGGATCGTAAAATGTAGTCCCGCTATCCTCTATGAGTTCTGTTGGACCTCTTGGGGCGGTAATATCGGCTTGCATCCCCGCCCATGCGCCACCATCTGGTGAAATACGATTCATTCTCGGAAACATATTTTCGATAATATCATCATCTATTGCTTCATTAACAGTCCATTTTTTCCCATCATCTGTCCTTTCAAGGCCATATTCTCCTGAAAACATCTCAAGCATTTTCTCATTGAGTCCTTTGACATTATCCAACAAGTATTCTGTTGTTTTTGCCGTATCATCCTCAGTTATTGTCTTACGTGCCTGTTGCATAGTGTGTGCTACATTATCGCCTTCTTCATTTTCACCAATGATTGATGGCGCACGTAGCAAGGTCTTTTTTACAATACTCAATTTTCGAGGTCGCTTTCTTTTCAGGGTTGAATGAAGTGGCTGATGAGTTCCACCATCACTTGAAGTGACTGTCCCACCTGCCGCAGCACCGCCTCCCCCTGCCGCAGCACCTTCTTTCAATAAATCAACTGCGACTGGACCCCATAATGGAATGTCATTTTGTGCTTTTGTGAACATGGCTTCGTTTCCTTCAAATGTTGAGATGGTGAAGCCCTTTCCATCAAATTCACCCTTTACNATTACAGGATCATAAATTGAAGGATANACNAATTTTATTTGATTGGGATAGACAATGAGTTCAGGCATTGGAGGATAGAATGCTTTAGCGATGGAATCCTTTGCGTATCTAATCCACTTTGGGTGGACTTCTTTTTCTTTCATGAATGTTGAACGTGAATCTCGAATTAACAATTCATCATCGTCAAAATTATGTATCGCTTTTCCTAAACCTTCTTGATCGGTTGATACGCAATTAGTGGGCATTGGAAAATGCACATTTTCTGTTGAATCATAAAGTGTCCTTAACGCATTGATACGATCTTCAAGGGGTTCAAGGTGCATATCTGTTCCTTTGTGAACCAACAAATCAACTACTTTGAGGGTCTTTCCATCCAAATATCCATCAAAAGTAAAATCCCCTTTTATTTCACGCAATTGCTTCTTTATTGAACTGGGCAATTTATCTGTTTTCAAATGATTACCTTTTCTTTCAATGAACATTCGCTCTCCTTGCGGCATTTTTTGAACTATCCAATCTCCTGAGAATCCACGCAACTTATCCATGTCATCTAATTTGTGAATCGTGTATGCTGGAATGATTTTGGTTGTAAAAACGCCAGTTGGTTCATAGTCCTCCGCTTTGAGAATGCTTCCTGTTGCGATAGGCGAAAGTCCTCTATGGTCTAAAGCCGATAAAGCATGAATATCTCTTTGCTTCGGCATAACATTTGACTCCAATAGTGAAGGCAATACTGCCTTTATTTTGTTTTCATGAACAGTTCTTTGCATAATGTTGAACGGTTCTTCGGCCATTCCAAAACTGATGCCCCCGCTTTGAGGATCATGTTTCCATGTAAGCGTTGCTGGCATTTCATGACCCCAAAGGTGGGTGTTTCCAGTATTGTAAGTGGGAGGGGTTGTAGCAAATGATGTAGGATGAACGGGTCCAAGTTGTTTCAATTGCATTGCTATTTTGTTTCCATTCATTGTTGGGGCTAAGGCTCGGTATTCTTCCCCCATATTCATTTTCTTCATAGCAAAATCAGCCGCACCTGCAAGTTGTTGTAGGTTTCCACGTGCGAGAGTTGCTTGTTCCATGTTTGTTGGATCGGAGGGATTAAGGATTTGAGGTCCAAGTTGTTTCATCACCCTTTGAGCCATATTGTTCATCACTTTACC